TGATACCAGTGTATGCTGCTGCTGTAACGCCCGTACCGACCATTGTAAGCGTCTGTGACGGTCCTAAAATGGTTGAGATACCATCTTCACTAGTTCCATCTGTTTCGTCTCCTACAAGCTCATTATCGATCTCATCAATACCTGTGTCAATAACCTCATCTTCGTAACGGAAGAGTTCACATCTAAGTTCATAAACATAATTCTTTTGTAGTTGATAGAAAGGTTTTTCGTGCTCTACAAACTTAATTTCAAATAAACGATCTCCTAATGGGAAGTATATTAAATCCCCCTCTTTAGGTCTAGTTGTTAATTTTACATTATCCTCATTCTTCATTAAGGGAGAAATATAATCCTCAAATCTCTCTCTAGAAATAATTAAAGTTAATTCATTTGTTGCCTGAATACCAAACTTTGATAATAAAACAGGGTTCTGTCCATATCCATCATAATTCTCTACATATGCCTCTATAGGATATGCATCATCAAATTGAGATCTAATTACTTCTCTAATAATATTATTTTCAGTCATGTATTTACGAGGTAAATAATGCACCTCGACACCATACATCTTCAACTGTTCGTTGATTAGATCTTGAATAAGATTCTGTTCAGTTTTAGCACCTTGTTGAAAGTATGGATTAAGCATATTCTCAACCTATCATATCTAATGGTGGCAATTCATAAGTATTAGACATCATTTCACGAATTCTTTCTAATTCTTTTTCACCATCATCAAAAATTTGTCTTCCATTTAATTCAACACCACCAGGCAATTTAACCCCTTGGAATTTCATCAAATTTTGCCCCCATTGTCTTTTAATAAGAGCAGTTGTATATGGTTTTAAGAATGAATCATTCCAAACTCTAGTATAATCATTTGGATTCAAGAGTCTATAGCAATCCATAACAAGCCAATCACCTGGATCAAGACTTGCCCAATCAATATCCAAATATAATCTATCTTGTCTTTGATTAAATCTTATTTGCTTCTGTGTTGTTAATGCAAATTCAATATCTTCCAGATATGTTTTTGTCATTGCATAAGTAAGCATCTCCATTGATCCCCAATAATACATATCATTCAAGAACATTTGATACTTAACACTAAACATATTATTAGTGGCAGTATTGGTTCCATCAAAATGCATTATCTTATTTACACCAATAATCTCTGGTGGAACTTGTAAATAATTACTATTTTCATACCAATTAAAAGAAGTAGAAACTCCTGCAATTGTAGCATCAGCAGTAGTAGTTACTATTCCTGCAGTATTAGTTGTATTTGTCTTCTTAGTTGCTCTTCCTCTATCAATATCGTCTTGTGTTACAGCATACTTCATGTATATCTGAGTAACACCATCAAAATGTCTTTCTTGAAAATACTGAACAGCATCATCAATTAAATCATCTACTTGCTCATCGGCAACATTAACTTCCAAGACAGGAGCACCTAGCTGCCTTAAACAGTAATCTTTAAAAGTCGCTCTACTGGTTGGTTGTGCCATTTAACCTATTATCCCCTGTAATATTTAGGGTGCTGATGATATACCAGAATAAACTAGAATATTACCATTGACAATATTATATATTGTTGCACCAGAACTCACTAAAACATTATAAACATAACGACCTTGTGTTAAATTATTAGTATCAGTTGATCCAAGAGATATATTAAATACTCCTCCAGCAGCACTCGTAAAACCTACGGTAAATGTTGTGGTAACTCCTAGTGTTGCACCCACGGCGACGCTCTTAGACATTTGAGCAGAACCAGTCCACCCAGTAGTTGTAGCAATACCAACAGCATTTGATCCAGAAAAATCAAAGGCATCATTAGAAGTATCTTTTACCGTAAATTTCGCATCAAAATTAGAACCACCATATATGGTCAAATTAGCAGCATATGGAACTCCAGCATCTGGATCGAATGTTACATTCTTACTTGCCATTGACTAACTCCCTTAGTAGTGATTTAATTTCGTTCATCTCACCTTTTAAAGAATCAAGATCATTTTTCATAGAATCAAGATTTTGATTCTTTTTCTCTTTTATGCCACGTTGAGTAACATATTTTTTATAATCTCTAGAATTCACGTTAATAATTGCTCCAGTTTTTGGATCTCTTGCAAGATCTCTATGTCCATCAACTTTATAATAATCATCCATATTATGCTAATGCTATTACACGTAAGTTTTTAATTCTAGGAACGTATACCTGATTAGTTGAGGTTAATAATATTTTAACCCTATAATTTTTAAAAGCAGATAAATTATCAGCAGTAAATTCATATTCACGGAATCCCAATTCTCCTGATGTGAATCCATAATCGTTTGATTTGATAACACGTTGATCAGGTAAACCAGAGTTATTTTTAGAAGAAATTACATCACCATTAACATCAAAGTTCAAATATCCTGGGAAAGGAACGAATGTTGGAGTCAATCCACTCTCATTAGCAGTGTAATAGAAAGATCTAATATCACATTCATTATTACAATATGCATCCAATATAAGTTTAATAGAAGTTGCAGGTTCTTCTAATACAATTTCTTTAGAAATGTATTGACATGCTGTTGGATCTGATAAAATACTATTTGCATTTTGATCATTAATATAATCCGTAATTACAGAATTAACTCTATTTGATGTTGTAATAACACTAATTCTTTCACCATCAATCATAGGACTTAATCTACTATCTGTAGTATTAAGATCTAATGACATATTAAATGACTTGTTTCCTGGAATGTTAGTTAATTTTGCATCCTCATTAACCACAGATGCGATTAATCTTGGAGTAGACATATAATTCATTTCATTTAATTCAACAGATTCATACCCATTATCAACCCAAGGAATTTCAGTTCCACTCATACTCTGTGCAGTAGTTGTTCTTATCGAAGCAGTAACAGAAGTTCCACGTATAGTTAAATTCTCAACTAATGGAGTAATTACTTCGAATGGCATATTTTGCGTAGCATGAATATCATTTCCACCACAGGATTTAGTTGCCCCTAAGAATAACTTACCAAATCCAGCAGAACTACTTCTATCTGTTCCATTATCTGTCATATCAACTTTAACATGATATGAATCATATGTAATTGAATTTGCTAAATCAGAATCTGCTAATGAATGAATTTTATTAATTCTAGCTAAAGAAACTCCTCCAAGTTCATATCTATAAACTGGAGTTCCAGCATCCCAAGTTTCACCACCAGTAGCTCCATGTACATTAAACACTCCTCTAGTGGTTATACCTATAGTATTACCTGTAACAGATTCATATGAAACAATTTCTTGATCATCACCATCTCCAACTCGAAGATATCCAAAATTAGTAGTTCCTATTCCAACACCTTCAAAACTCTCAAATATAGAAGCATCATCTACCTGAAGAGATGTATTATTATCTTCATCTAGAGCAACAGTTAATCTTGTAGGTTTGATATCAGGATCTGCCATCGAAATTTTAACTAAATTATCACTGAAATACATTCCATGATTTTGATGATCAACTTTTATATGTAATCCATCATTAACTTCTTTTAGAGAAGATACCTGAACATCACCACCATATCCTGCATTCAATGCATTTATATTTCCTGCAGCATTGGTTAACATTATAGTTTTACCAGCACCAATAGTGAAATCACCCTGAACTCTATCTACAACTAATTCACTAGTAAGACCAATTCCAGTAATTGTTAATTTTGCATCTCTACCAACAGTATTGACACCTAAAGTAGTAAATCCAACTACATCACCGACAACATAACCACTTCCACCAGAGGTAATAGTAGCAGTACCAACAACACCATCCTTAATATAAACAGATGCAACTGCTCCTCTTCCTTGTCCAACTTGAGTTACTAAGTTTACACCAGTAACTGTTCTCGAACCATCAGCAGGAGTATATCCAATACCTGCATTTGAAACACTCATCGTTCCATCTGCAGCACCAGCAACTCCTATCAAAACTCCACTTGCAATTTCTGATCCACTTGAATCTTGGGAAATCTTACGTCCATTTAATAAAGCAGTATCAGCAACAGTGGTTCCAAGTCCAACTCTAACCTGTTTTGAGATTATATTTAGAGAATTGGGCATTAAATCTGGAACTTGTTCATTTCCTTGCTCTAAAGGTGGGTTATACACTTCCAGAGATCCAGATTCTAAGAAATCTGCTCTATAAAGAGTAAACTTAAGATCATCCCACTGACTTGGTTCCCATGTAGAAGCATTTTGCGACTTAAACATTGATCCCAAATAAGGTTGGTTAGAGATAAATGAGTCTGTTAACAAATCATTTTCACCAACTCTAGAAATATAAACACTATATTGGGTAGAATTAGATGCTAATGTAATAGCATATTCTTGACTACCTTCAAGATAAACAGGTGCTTTAAATGCAATATTTGTAGCAACAGAACCATCAGCAGATGTTGTAATTTCTTCTGGAGTTACAACAACTTCGGAGAAAGGTAATATCTTTGTGGTAGGTGTACCATTCTGCATTGATCTTAACTGGAAGACCATAGGAATACCCTCATTATCCTTAGATCTAAAGAATACATCACAACTTGTTACATATACTCCCGTACTATCTTCAACTAAGAATGATTGTGCAAGCGGGTCATACCAACCAATGATTTGATCACTTCTAGTTACATTACCAACAACTTTAGAATCTACTACTTCAAGTCCAGTAGCTTTTTCAATATATTCTGCTTTAAAATGCTGCTTTTGTTGTATTTTAGCATTTTTTACAGAAATAATTTCTTCCTGAACTTTCTCAATTGTTCCTTGAGATCTATATGCTTCTTCTGCTACCGTTGATGCGAAATTAACATCATTATCTGAGTCATTAATCAAAGTAAAGGTCTTTGTACCAGCTTCATATTTTGGATTATTTTTATTGTTAGGTTTTGGTATAAAGAAGCATCCAATACACTCTGCAGATAGATCTGAAACCAATCTAACATCAGTCACTTTTGCTACTGCTTTACTCTTAGAACCTTTAATCCTTTCTCCTTTTTGAATACGACCAAAGAAATTACCTTTAGTTTTATTTGCCAGAGTGTTTACATCTACATTTAATATAGTTGAAGTACTAGAATATGAAGTTTCCATATCTTGGTTTGTATATGGATTTGATCTATAAACCTTAGTAGGTGACTTTCTAGGACCTTCTTTATGATTAATAGTACAAATCTTCATGTGTGTATGTCTTCCTTTAACACCTTTAGCAAAGCAACTTACATTTTCACCAGGTGTGAAAACACCTTTTGTCATAGTAATTTCAAGAAGTTTAGGGAAACACCACTTAGTAACATCCTCTCCATCAAAGAAAGCATATAACCTTGTAAGTGGTTTCATATTACGAGCAAAGAAAGCAATATTTCTTCTTCTCATATATGGAGTAAGTTCTGTACCTACTACTCTTTCACCAAGATTAATAGTATCAATTTGCTCAACAACCGTAGTTGATGTTCCCATCTTAGACTTGATACCAGTCTTATATTCTTTTGATGTAGTAGTCTCAATTTCTTCAAAAATAGCATCTCCATAAACTTTTACAGCTTTTCCACCATTACCTTGTCCGTTATTAAACTCTTTCCATCTTCCATTAACTTTATGTTTACCATTTAAGAGACCACTAATCATCTTTCCGTCTTTCTTTTCGACATCGATGACTTCCATCTTAGTCCCTGTCCAATTCTTCTCCCAAGAACCCCAAACAATTGGACCAAATCCATTTTGAGGATCAACTCCAAATTCTTCTTGTGCTTGTTTCATTGTTTCTGCATAATTACCCATTTGTTCGGTAATTTTTGCTTCCAATTTAACAGTATCTACCCAAGTATCGGTTGAAGGTAATAAATCTAGATTACCTTGCCAGAAACTAATGAGGAAAGGAGTTACACTTTCGGATCTTGTTGCAAATGATTGATTAATATACTCAACTTCAGAATAATCTAAAGATACAATACCACTATCCCTTCTTACATTATTTCCTTCAATTTGTGTAAAGAAATCATCTAATGTTTCATTTTGATCCCCATCAGATACGGGACCAAACATCAAATCAATTGAATTAGTATAATGTCTTGGTCTAAGTTCTTTACGA